CTCTTTCGCTAAATGGACGTCAAATCACTCCAATCGATAAGAGTTTCTTTGATCTAAATAAAATAGATCATTAGGATGTTCGCTCGAGATGACCAATTGGTCGAGTCCTTGATATCGAGGCTTGTACTTTATCTCTTCTAATGTAAGTGGCTCTGGTAGCTGCTTATATCTTTTGAGGTCGTACAATTTCGCATTATGTGCGATTGCCCTCGATACTTTAGAATTCCCCTTGGTCTCGTTAAGTAAATCCCTTAGTCCAGTGCCTTTAGTGAGGAACATATCTAGAACGTAATAACCTATCATTGTGTTATATACGTCTCTAGAACCCTCATTAGTTGTCACCTTCCCTATGTCAGGAGCTCTTCTTTCTGCCATCTGCCAGATCTTCCAGCTTTGCGCTTGCTTTAATTGTATTGGTCGAGTTTTCTTCCAATTAAACAATATAGCATTTGCAACCCTAAGATCTTTCTCAGATGGTCCAGAACACCAAGCCCCTATTGGTATACCTAACCCTCCCAGCCATTCTGGTATGTACCATGGTAATCTTGTTTTCTCCATTAGATCTCTATGATGATTGATGAATCGTTTCATCCCGGTTAATTGAAACTCTACCGGACAGAACCTTAGAAATTCTCTAGCTCTTGCAGCTAGATTACTTCTAGGGTCGTCTTGGTCGTTGAGACCTATTCCGGCTCCGCTTCTTTTAACTCCGTACAGCAGTCCCAAGTTGACATATCTTGTCATATGGAACGGACAGATTCTCTCAACAGTCACTTCTCTTTTAGTGTCTGCCTCTGAAAATGTCTTACTGTACATCATCATATCCCTAATGTTCTTTTCACTTAAATCCTCTACCTTTGTGTCCGTGATGAAGTGTTCGATTTCTTCGAACTCTATTCTCATGAATGAGGTTGAGTTCACGTCTACAAATTCTCTAGTAAAGTACGTCTTCCCTAGGCTTTCCTTAAGCCCTGAGAATGCCGCAATTCTTTGCCACAGTTTGTATAGTAATCTCTTCCCCTTCATCGCACAGTCATCTCCGTTAATCATCAATGGTGCCTCACGTAAAGTGTAGGCCCTTTGATTGGCTAACTCTAATGACCATCGACACACCGTTGCATTTATTATGCATAGTATCGGAAAGCTTGTTATAGAACCCATCAGCTGACCTATTGTCTGCTGTTTTCCGTCTATTACATGCCTTGTAAGTGATGTTAGAAGTAAAGATCTTTCTAAATCGTTTAACCCTACGACTGTCGCGATGCACTCTGCAACGTACTCTGAACATCTTGAATCGATGTTGTTAGTCGCTGCTTCATAATCGCCTGATAAGTAGTATTCGTCATCAGCTAGTTTTCTTCCTAGTCTGTTTAACATGTATAACTCGTCAACTGGTCGCCCTATTAAACTGAAACAAGGGTGATTTCTTAGAGTTGTGTGCATTAGTTTCCAAACATTTCTTAGAACTGTCTGGAGATATGGGGGCCCTTTTGTTATCACTCTGACCTTTAGACTTTCTGCTAAAGCGACGGGTGTAACATTTGGCTCCTCCCCTAAGCATTTAAACTCTACCCACCTATAGAATTTTTCGAACTTGCTTTCTAATCTAGTTATTTCTAGAACATTTAATAAACCTGCTTCTTCTTTGAACAGGTCTAGGTGCTCTATTAGACTGGATTCTGATCGTAAGTTTTCAAATTCCTTGTTATTTAGAAATTCTCCTAAGGCTCCTCCTCCGCTTCTCGAATTTATATAATTCGCTGAAGTAGACGGTAAGAACATCTTCATCTTGTCCTTATAAGTATAAGTGACACCGTTGAAGAGCTCATCTACCGTCCTTTTGAGTTCTGCCTTTAGGTTATTCCATGTTAAGTCTGTGTGTTCGTTTCCATACGTTTCTTCAAAGGTTCCGAAACGTTTAACGAATTTAGCAAGATCATTCATATCTGCCCACGACTCTAGTACCATACCGCCATCCTTCCTCTCTTCTCTCTCTCTTGTAAGTTCTTCCTTCAAGTCTTCCTCTGCTTTCTTAAGATCGCTCTTATTTGGTCTTGGCATTCCCTTTTTGGACTGCTTTATACTTTGTAAGAATGATTCTTTTTGAATCTTCGTTGACTTGTGAAAGAAGCTGCGCATCCATCTATAAGCACTGCCGCCTAATAGTATACCTGGGTTGTCTTTTGACATGCCCTCTGGTACTTTAGGTAGTGTGAGGCTATGATGGTATGCATAGAAGGCTGCTAGTTTATACTTTGCAACTTTCATCCAGCTTTTACATTCTTTTGCATATTCCTTCCATTGGCTTTCGGTCTTCTTTCTATTGAAAGAACCATCAAAGCCATATATCTTGAATATGTCTAATAGTGAACTTATTACAGCGCCTATTTCTGCGCTGGGAGAATTATCTACCACCTGGGCCTTCCTTTTGGAAGGCGGGGAGTTATTACTCATGGTGTTAACTTTATTCTTGG